AACTCACGCAACCACTGTCGAGCTTCGTCTAGAAACTGATGGATGTCACCATCGCTCAGATATTGCCAGGCATAGGTAATCAGCAGCTGAGACGTCGGTGCGGACAGCAGCGTAAAGTTTCCGTCGGAATTGACATCAACCGTGGGCGTAGTCGGCGCCCAGGACCCGTCCAAATAAGCGACTAATGTTCCCGGCACTACCTGAGCATTCATATAACGCTGCGTAGGAACGTCCTGATAGCGCACCTGAAAGATCGTTCCTCCGACGATCTGATCGCTCAGGTTCTCGAGCCTAACCATATTAAAGGGTACAGGGCTCGTGTCCAATGATGGGTATCCGTCTTGAATACGATGTCTCACTGCATTGGTGGCGCTGGCAATACTGGGATTAGTAGCCCCGGAAGGATCTAATCTGGGTCGAGGGATAAAATTGGTAACTTCAGCAGGCACCACGGCCTGTTGAGTTAAGGCTCCTCTTCGGAGGAAAGGTAATCTAGCGCGCTCCGGCATTAGCCTGTTGCGGCATCCAAATCAGCATCAATTTCAATCACTTGGTTACTGGCTGCTGCACTAGGAATGATCTGAAATCCGCCGCCTGACCAGGTAACAGCCCATTCTACTTGATAGGAATCAGCCTGTTGAGTATCGGTTGATCCCCAAGTATAAGACACCATACCGGTCGCAGGAGTCACAATTGTCGCGGTACCAGTGATAATTGTATTAGATGTGATTCCCTTCATCACAAATTTAACAGTGGTCGCGGTAGTGAGGTTTATGCTGCCATTGGTATCAGTTAACTGAGCAGCAACGGGCGGGAAAGTTGAGTAAGTCTTAAGGATGATAACCGGAGCGTTTACTCCCGGATTGGAAGTCAGCTTAGATGCCAATGCCCGAATGCGAGCAGCGCCAACGCTCGGGCGATACTTGTGCTCATTACCCTCGGCTAATCCAGCGTCTCTAGCACGGGCATAGACATCAATAATCTCCTGATCGGTGATCTCGCTCAGCAGACCGTGCCAGTTGGCAATATCCGAATCACTTAATGCTGTCTTAATTGTCACTAACTAACCTCCTGAACACGCGGAGATAGAGGATCCGGATACGTACGGTGTGATAGTCGCCATCGACCAATAAGCGACGATTGTCCCCGGCGTTGAGTAACTGGTAATTGCTGCTGAAGACACATAACCATGTAATGTCTCAAATGACGAGTAACCACCTACCAGCACTTCTTGCGAGACATAAGCTGTTATTACCTCATGTGACGCGTAGCCAATTGTCGGCCCGGGTGTTGAGTAGCCCTGGATTCCAGCACTGCTCGTATATGGTGTGATAGCCGCTAGAGTGGGCGAGCAAATACGAGGTGGTCCAGGACTCCCGGTTACATCACTAGAGAGAGAGGTGTCTGATGCTGTACGTCCGACCACCACCAGTCGAGAGGTGGTGTCACTGGTAAGCGATGTATCTGACGTTATACGAACAGCATGGAAAGCAGACCGCGTAGCAGCATCAGATGTAAGCGACGTGTCTGACCCTGTGCGCGCAACACGCAAAGAGCGCGTAGCCGAGTCTGAAGTGCTGCTGGTATCGGATGCTGTCCGAACAAGCGCAAGGACTCGTGTAGCACTATCTGACGTATTACTAGTATCCGAAGCCGTTCGAACAAAGTGAAGTGCCGATCGGACAGCTGAATCAGACGTAGCGCTGGTATCAGATGCCGTTCTATTAAGACCACCCGTGCTACTCTCTGTGGCGGAATCTGAGGTGAGTGATGTGTCGGAGCCGGTCCGAGCTACATGCAGAATACGTGTAGCCGAATCTGACGTGAGTGATGTGTCAAAGGTAGAATATCCGCCACCCACCCAGATTACTGTGGCAGAATCTGAAGTGAGTGATGTATCTGCCCCAGTACGAGCAAAGGTAGCCAAACGCGTAGCCGAGTCAGAGGTATTAGATGTGTCTGACGCCGTACGCGTGAAAAGAAGAGCCGACCGGACTGCTGTATCAGAAGTATTAGAAGTGTCCGATCCTGTACGAGCAAAATGGAGGGCCGAGCGGCTTGCAGAGTCTGTGGTATTGGATGTATCGCTTGCGGTGCGTAGAGCTGTAATGCTTCTGGACGCACTATCCGATGTGTTAGTTGTGTCAGCTCCCGTGCGTACAAGCAGTAGATTAGAACGACTAGCGTTATCGGAACTGTTAGATGTGTCCGATGCTGTGCGCGCAACTGCAAGATTTCGAGTCGTCGAATCGCTGGTCGCAGATGTATCCGATGTCGTTCTAGCAACCACCAATAGACGGGTCGCAGTGTCAGATGTATTGCTTGTATCAGATGCGGTTCGACTAAGCGTGACATTCCGGGTCGCAGCATCGGATGTGGTGGTTGTATCTGAGCAGGATCGGCCGACAACCAAAAGTCGCGATGCGCTATCGCTCGTCAGCGACGTATCTGATGCTGTAAAGCTGCCGCCACCCGGTGAAGCGGCTTTCGTTCCGACCCATATGCGGCGCCGTGACGGTCGCGGGGCCGGGCGGTAAATGCCCATCAGCGACCTGGTTTCTTTCGCGGATCGGCGTCAGGCGCGCGGGCTAGACCAGTTCGCGGACGTACATCGTCCCGTTGAGCAGGTTCGTGCCGGTCGGCGTCGAGTTCAGGCGCAGCACGATCGCGGCGGCATTCGCGACGACCGGCCGATTCTCGGGCGTTGGCAGGTACACGTAGCCGATCCGGTTGTTCATGCCGTCCGCGTCGATCGTGACGGCGGTGCCTGACGTGGTCGCCTTCGTGGTGTCGTTGACCCGGGCGGTGAAGCCCGCGGCCGTGTCGTTGACCTCGAGCGGCCCTGGGGTCGGGGCGGTGCCGCCCGAGCCGACGGTGACGGTGGCGGGCAGGTAGATCAGCTCGATGCGCCAGAAGTCCTCGTGCGCGTCGCCGGCTTCGGCGGCCAGGTCGACGTTCGTGATCTTCGCCCATTCGATCTGGACGGGCTTGTCCGCCGCCGGCTTGATGTAGAAGAACTCCTGCTGGGCTGAGACGGAGACGGCGGAAAAGGTGACGGTGTAGCAGCGGCCACAGGCCATGGGTCACATCCTCAGTTGCGTGTTGCATTGGTAGCGGTTCCGGAAAACCAGAGACTGGCGGGCGGCTGACGCTTTGAATGTCGCGATCAGGCCGAGTGGGCGTTGCACCGACGTGCTGATCGTGACGGTGCTCGTCTCTGCGCCGGTCGCGGCGAGCGCGAGCGTCGCGACCGCAACATGCTGAATGTTGTTTCCGGAGCCGGTGGAGGCCGCCTGGGCGTCCTGCACGAAGCTGTTGGAGTAGCTGGAGGCGGTTCCGATGTCGCCGCCGTAATTCCCCCAGCCGAAGCCTGCGATCGCGAGCTCGTCAGCCTGCGTGGTCGTGGCTGTCGTGCCGCTTGTGCAGGTGGCCGTGAACGATCCGGGGTTGCCGGTCGAGGATTTGTCGAGCGCGGCCGATGAGACGTTGCCGGAGTATTCGCCGATCCATAGGCTTCCGCCCGTGGACGATCCGATGTTCACCTTGATCGCGGTCGGCTCGCCCGCCCCGGCGATCTTCCACCAGAGCGACAGGGTGTTGTAGTTCGATACGGTCGGCCCGGCGGTCCATCCCGAGTTGTTCATCGTCAGCGTGTCGTCGCCGGATGCGATCGCGACGAGAAGGTTCCCGGAGGTTGGCGTGCCGCTGTAGGTGGCGGTCACCGACGTGGCGTTCGCCGTGGTGATGCCGGTCGTTGACTGAACTTTCGTGAGCGGCATCAGGGCGTCGGGATGTGCGCGTCGTAGCCGACGCGGCCGTGGCAGACAGTGAGTGACGTGCAGCCGACCTGATATCCCCATGCCGAGTTGACGTTGCTCGTTGCGTATGTCGCGCCTGGATCTGAAGGCTCAGTGCTGGTGAACGTGGGCGTCACGTTCGTGTCGTGCGTACCGGGGCAGTGCGGCTGGCTGCCATTGTTGAAATCCTCGGTCGTGAACTGGCTGCAGTTGCCGTTGCCGGTGATCGACGCGACGTTGAACTCGGCCGTGTTGCCGGTACTCGACCCGCCGGTCATGTCAAGCTCGCCGAATGCGCAGTTCGTGATCGTGTTGTTCTCGAGCACGCCGTTCGTCATCGAGCCGTTGAACGTTCCGTTCGGCGTGTCGTCCAGACACTGCTTCGGGCTGTTCGAGATCAGGTTGTTTGTGACGGTGAATGGGCCGGAGTCGCCGGACAGCAGCATGTCGCTGCCGCATGTGCCGCCCGCAACCCCCGGGCACGACGGCACCGGGGTCTGGGTGGTGCACCGGTTGTCCTGAATGGTTGATGTGCCCGCCCCACCCCAAATCTCCAGGCAGTCTGCGTGCTGAGAGGAGTACTGGTCCCAGATGTTGAGGTATTCGTTCCCGATCGCTTCGATCGTGGCGCACCCCGCGAGCTGCAGCGGATGCTGGTTCATGGTATTGAACGTGTTGTAATCCTGCACGTAGTGCTGCCCGTTGACGTCGCAGCCGTAGAACCCCCAGCCGTCGTCGAATGTTGAGCCGTTGGTCTGCACGTTGATCATCCGGTTGTGCAGCTCCTTGACGGTCGAGCTGGTCGTGTCGTTGCCGTTGGCGTACCAGAGCGCGCCGTTGGCGCCAGCGTCGTGGTAGTAATTACCGACGACGTTCACGTTTCCGGCCCCGTTGTCGGTGAGGCCGCCAGAGAGGACGAACCCTTCGATCCGGAAGTTGTTTGCGGTGATGACCGGCTGATTGGAAAGGGTGACAGTCGCCCCGGGCGCAGCCTCGAGGGTTGTCATCGCGGCGTTGTTGCCGCTGATGGTGCCGGGCGCATACGTTCCGGCGCTGAGGCAGATTGTCTGGCCACTATGACCGGAGTTGATATCCCCAACGGCCGTCGTCACGTTAGCGGTCGTTATGTTACACGCGTTCACTATGACACCAGATGATGCCGAGAATGCAACATTACTTGTACCAGAGCCATTGGTAGCTGTAATCTCAACATCAACGGTGTGATCTAGATCGGAGGATGCAAGTGTATATGTACTAGAAGTTGCCCCCGAAATCACTGTATCTTCGTCCATCCACTGGTAACTATAGCTCGTTGGCGAGTTGGTCCAACTACCTGTTGAAGCGCTTAGTACATCACCAGATTCATACAACCCCGGATTCGTTGAATCGGTTATAGCCGGAGCTGCTGTATTAACTGGTGTACCACCACCACCACAAGCTGGTGTTGTATAGCTCGACGAGTATACTGGCCCTGTTCCACCACTCCCATTGTGTGGTTGTACACTGAGCGTACTCGTGGTGCCACAATCAATCCCAACAAAAGTGTATGGGCTCGCAGCTACGTCCGCTACTTGACTACCATTCAGACTTATATAATAGCCGGTTGTGGATGGAAAGCCGAGTGGTCCCCAATGTAGTGTCGCAGAATATGGTCCACAGTCATTTGATACACATGCAGTCAGGTTGTGGTTATATGGTCGCGTCACCCAAACGTGTGGCTTAGACGATCCCCCACAGCCGGACAGCAATACTGCAACGGCGATGAGGGCAAGCCCCCACCGCCGCATTACGAACCCGTAATGGTCTCGGTGACCGTCACCTGATCGCCCGAGAGATTCAGTGTGGCTGACGCATTCAGGCTTGTTTCGAACTTCATGCACAGCGGTGTCGAGGCAACCACCATAGAGACGAAGACACCAATTGCATATACAGTTACCGGTAGCGAGTCTGAACCGTTGGCTGTAAACACCGGTGTCAGAGTGATCGATCGAGACGCAACTCCTGAGGTTTGCGCATAAGGAGCGATCTTTCGAATAAGACCACCACCACCGGTGGTAATCTCACCAGATAGGGAAGTGTCGGCAGCGGCCGGAGTAATGTTGGTACTCGTGAGCGCCACAAACCACGAAGACAAGCTGCCGCCATCTGCGATCATAAACGGGCTTGTCGAGCTTGGGGTAGAACCGGCACCGCCACCTGGCGTGGCTGCCGAATACCAGCGATCAACAGTTAGAGCAGTCGCTGTATTCGATAGAATGTTGGCCCACACCATATTCGAGGTAGATGACTGCGCATAGACGCGGTAGCCAGCCCACTGGTTCGTCGTCCAAGAAGCACCTGAATCCGTCAGTGAAGTCGCGCCGGATGCAGTCGCAGCGGCGGTAAAGCCAACCTGACCACCGCCATCGTTGATGTTCGAAATGACACGACCAGCATTGGTATAGAGCATCTGGACGTCTGGCAGCGGATTTACTGGTTCGCCTTGGCCCGGAGCACCGAATCGTGTCCAGTGTGTGAACTCGACATCTGCAGGCTTGCCCGCATCTGATCCGAGACCATAGAACTCGCGCAAGAAACCCTCAACGTCCTTGGCCACCTTCTTGGGATGACCAACTTTCGTGCCGTACATCTCCTCATGAGAACGGACCGAAATCCAATCCGGCACATCGTTGGATTGGTGTGGCCAGGCATTCACACAAGCAAGCAGAATCTCGTGGTCGGGCAAATGTGTGACCCCGGCTCGGAAGTCCATCGCATCAGAGCGATGCTGCTTGAAGTCCGGCACGCTGATTGCGCCCGGAACGTGTGTGTAGCCACCCAGACCGTGCTCATCCGCCTCAGGAATATGAATGGTGGTTACCTTGGGACGACTGTCCAAACCATTATTTGCAGCGTGGTTACCCAGCTCAACAATCACTGTTAGTCCTCTCTATCTCTTGCGCCACTTTGGCTCCTCAATTGGGCAGGTGTGCGTCGAATCCTACACGCGCCGGGTGATATCCCCAAGCGGCATTAACGTTCGTTGTCGCATAGGTTGCATTTGGATTCGACGGTTCGGTGCTTGTGAAGCTCGGCGTAACGTTCGTGTCATGTGTGCCAGGGCAATGCGGCGCGAGACCGTTGTTGAAGTCCTCGACGGTGAACTGTGAGCAATTGCCGTTGCCGGTAATATTATCCGCAATGTTATAGGCAACCGTGTTCCCGCTACTAGACCCACCCGTCATGTCGATCGCCCCGTAGTTGCAGCCGACAACCGTGTTGTTCTCGATTGTCCCGTTGCGCATCGATCCATTGAACGTACCGTTGGGCGTGTCGTCAAAACACTGCTTCGGGCTGTTGACAATCAGGTTGTTCGTAACGATGAACGGCCCTGAATCGCCGGACAGCAGGAAGTCGGAGCCGCATCGGCCGCCCGCGACACCTGGACATGGCGGCACCGGGGTCTGGGTGGTGCACCGGTTGTCCTGAATGGTTGATGCGCCCGCTCCACCCCAGATCTCGAGACAGTCCGCGTGCTGGGAGGAGTATTGGTCCCAGATATTCAGGTACTCGTTCCCAATCGCCTGGATTGTGGCACACCCAGCGAGCTGCAGCGGGTGCTGGTTCATGGTCGCGAACGTGTTGTAGTTCTGGATATAGTGCTGTCCGTTGACATCGCAGCCATAGAATCCCCAGCCGTCGTTGAACGTTGAGCCGTTGGTCTGGACGTTGACCATTCGATTGTGCAGCTCTGAGACGGTCGAGTTGGTGGTATCGCTGGTGCTCGCGAACCATAGGGAGCCGTTGGCGCCAGCGTCGTGGTAGTAATTACCAACAATCTGGACGTTGCCGGAGCCGTTGTCGTCGAGGCCCGAGGAGAGATGGAAGCCTTCGATCCGCAAGTTGTTGGCGCGGATCGCCGGTTCAGTTGAAATGGTCGGCTGTGGAGACGCGCCAGGCTGCGCCTCCAGCGTGGTCATCGCCGCTTGATGAACAGTAAGGCTGGTGATAGCATAGGTGCCAGCGGTGAGACAGATGGTTTTGCCGGAGTTGGCCGTGTTCTGCACGTCCGTGACGGCGGCTGATGCCGTCGAGTCGGTGATTGTGCATGGGTTTTGCACGACAGTGGTGGACGATGACGGCACACCATCAACGGTGACTGCAATCGTGTGATCGAGGTCGGATGCCTGAACGGTGTAGGTCGGTGTGGTCGCCCCGGCGATCGGCACGCTCTCGTCGTACCACTGAAACGTCGCTCCGCTCGGCGCGGTTAGCGTCTGCCCGACGACAGGAGAACCAGCGATCGGACCGCCGGGTGGCGGAGTCGGATTCGTGCTCGTCGTGCTCGTCGTCGTAGTGGGTGTCGTTGATGTGGTTGAGGTGGTGGTAGTAGTAGTGGGTGTCGTTGACGTGGTTGAGGTGGTGGTAGGTGTGCTCGTAACGGTCTCGGTTGTTGTGCTCGTGCTAGTCGGGATCGTATACGTCACCGTGTTGCAGTTAGAAGTGCTAGTACCAGTGATTGTATAAACCGGACTAGCGTCTACCCCAAGCGTGTGATCAGGAACAGTTGCGGTCGCACAAGCTGTATTCGTACCAGTGCTTGGCCCATCAGCAACGGCGATGGCCATTCCGACACCACCCACTGCTACCAAAGTCAACATGAGCGAAATTGCGAGTTTACGCATGAAGTATTTGTCTCCTAACGACGTCGGCGGGGACCGACCAGAGGCCGGGCTGCATCTTGAATTGCTTCCACAGCTTCATCTGGATTCTCATACTTCAACAAGGCGGTCTCTGCACCTTCTCCATCCCACTCGTTTCGAACCAGAATATAGCGGATGTTATGTTCCTTACAATAAGCTTTTTTGGTGGCAAACTCTAGCTCGCCATAACACAAAGACCGAATAAAATCTACGGCCACCGGATGCTCAAGATCCCAGTAGTAGCGTTCAACCGCCAACCGAGGAGAACGCCCCATTTCTGTCTCAATATAGAGATTGGCAAAGCGATGATTCTTCACATAATACCCTGCACCTACCGCCAGATTGATGGGATCAATCGTCGCAGCCGGTGTTTGTAACTCTTCCTGCTCTACATCCATCTTAGGTTGTTCCTCCCGGAATGTCTGACGAGTATTGTGACCCGTGTCCCTTCAGTATGTCCTTCACCGTCTGTGGCCAATTTTTGAAGAGATAAGAGCGATTGTCGATATAAGCTGCGGCCGGAGGCTTGTGATTGGTGACATCTGACACATATGATGACATGTCATGCTCCTCCAACCAGACTCTCACCGCCTGCAAGTTGGGACGAGCTGTAAGCACCACTACTCGAAAGTATTGAGCCAACTCTATTAGAGCTTCCTTGGCTCCCGACACCGGCTTACCCAACACATCGCTGCCACCAGGCTCATGACTGCGGTCATAGATGACTCCATCAAAGTCCACACAGATCTGGGATTTACCGTCTTCTCGCATCCGTGCCCAATCCACCAATGAACCTAGCTCAACCATCTGGGCTAGTGTATCCGATTCACTCATGAGCTTCTGACCGGTCTCAGGGTCTTCGCCCGCCAGTTTGCGCTTCAGTCGTAGCTGATCTGTCCAATGCGGTGCCATCTGCCATGAGTCACAAAGCCAATCGGGATCCACCTTATAGTTGCCATAACCCCAACACCGACAAGATTCCACTACATACATCGAACAGGAGCAACACTCGTGTATCGGGTTGGTCCGAAGCAGGGCGGTAGCTTCGTCATGGGGCGGCGCTTCTCGAAGATTGGGTGGAGGAGGAGGATCAGACTCCCGCATTTTGTGAAGCTCGCCCTTCTCGTCCTTCCAAGTCTTGGGGTTAGAAGGGTGTTCCTCCAAATGCTTACCTAAACGGCTCCCGTGATCAAGCCCCGATTCTAGGTGGTTAAGCACATGCTCCACGTTAAACTGTACACTCTGAGGATCAGCTAATACATCCTTGTCTTGCAGACGCTTGGCGTGCTGCATGGCGTGGGCCATGTCATGCATAGTGCCATCATGTAGATGCGGAGCGGTGATATCTTTGTCGCGTTTGGTTGTGGACGCCGTAGCGTATTGCTCCCGAATTCGGGCCAATTCACCAGGGAGCAGTGTAGCCATTGATTCCATAACCCGTCCCGAACCTTCGGGCTCGCCAGGCACGAATCCTTCAGTGGGATCGTTGGCGATTGCTTCCATCTGCGATCCATATTTGGTCTTGAGCTGATGAAAGAGCTGAAGTTCAATATCAGACAGCGGCTTACCCGACTGCAAGTTAGCCATTGCCCCCTTAAGAACCTTGGCGGCCACGTGATCATCGCCTTTGTCTTCCATCTGCACAGCCGAGAAGAGATTGGCCATATCCTTTACAAGCTCAGCATCCGTATACAACACAGTAATCTCTTTGCCGTTAGCCACCGTGGTATACGAGCCTTCGCGCACGCTCATCTCCTTTACGTTGGCGTAGAGCGCGCTCTGTTGCGCTCGGGCTTGTGCCTGAGTGGCATGACAACCGTGCACTCGACCGGTGTCCACTGTCTTGACCGCATAGGGGCGGCTAACTGGACATGCCGTAGTGTCTCTCTCTACCTTCCAGGGCATGTCACCTCTCTAACGAACGAGAACGAGAACGGGGACCACATTTCAGCGGCCCCCGCCCTAGGCCCCCCTACTAGTTGATCTGAATGATAAACCGAGGGTCGATGACTCTCACCGCAAACCGGCGCCGCACACGGTAACGGTACTGGTCATACGAGAATGCGGTACCCGAGTTGACCGCTTCCTGGATGATCTCCAGCGGGTCCCTGTCCTGGAATACGATGCTCTTCTTGCTCTGCATCAGATAACAAGCACCGTGGGAGCCATCCTGGCCCGGACCCTTGAGTCCGGGACCACCCTGTGAGGAGGTTGCACCACGCACGAAGCGAGAAACCTTCGCGCTGTACTCGCCCTGCAAGGGGTTGATGGTCATAGTCCATCCGGTCTGACCACCGGTCTGGGCAGACAGCTGGGTGCCAGAGGCACCCGGAATGGACGGCTGGAGCGTGCTGTTGAGCAGCTTCAGCAGGTTGAACTTGTCGGCCGGTGACACCAGCACCGTGTCCGGCGTAACGAGCATGAAATTGCCCAGCGGGTCAACCATGTTCTGCGCCTGGATATCGGCCAGTTCGAGGTTGGGCTGTGACAGCTGGCCCACCGTCTGAAGCTGGTTGCCCAGCGTCGTGAACGAGTAGCCTGCCGCACCTGTCTGCGGGTTGATCGCACCATCGATCGCGATCATCACCTGCAGTTCCTCGACGTAGCGCATCATCTCACCGAGGTTCGCTGCACGCTGGGTGATCTGCCCGGTCTGGTCGTCATCGACCAGCTCGCGCTCGAAGGCCAGCATACGTCCGAACTTACGGTTCCTGACGTGCACGTCCAGGCCCAAGATCTTGCTGTCATCGAAGGGCTCAGAGGGGAAGACCTCCTGAGGCAGCTCCGAATTGTACAGCGGAGCGTACAGCTCCTCGAACTTGTTCGAATTGGTGACTCGAACCAGGTCCTGATAGATCGTAGGCACGAGCTGATATGCGTCGAACATGAAGTTGTTGACGCCAGCACGTAGCAACTGACCGAAGGACGACTCGGCCGAAGCCTCGCGCATGCCCATCGTACCACCACGCCCTGCGTGGACGGCCAGATTAGCCCTTCGGGCTCGATAGGCGGCCTCGCGCAACTGCTTAACCGAGAAGTCGGGATCGGTCCAATCAACCTGCTCAATATTGATACCCGACGACTGCTTGCACTCGTCACGCATTGCCTCGCGAATCTTCTTGATTCGCCTGTTCTGGATCTCTCGCAGATCCGGCATTTTCTTGTCTCCTTTCTTTCCGGACCTGCTACAGCAGGTAGGTGCCGGGGAATTTGGGTTCAATCCATAGCTCGAGATCGGTGCCACCGGCAACGGTCTCAGGAGCAGGAGTTGCGCCCGGGGCTCCACGTGCGCTCGACGGGAGAGGCACGATCACAAATCCAACGCGGTTGGCTGTGGTCTGACCGCCACGAGTAACGGTCTGAGCGTCAGCCCCCACCGTCACGGGCTCATACGGATAGTACGAGCCGTCACCGGTGGTGCTATGTACCTTGACGGTACCACCGCGCTGAACGATCATGCCTGGCAGATTCTCAGCCGGAGTACCTGCCGCCGGGGTGGGATAGACATTGGGGTTAGCCTGGCCCTGGGCCACACCGATAAACCCACCTGTAGCACTGACCGCAACCGCAGTCGGTGTCGTCAGAGGCTTTAGAGTGTAGTTAACCGGATCCCACCAGACCATATCGCCCTGGTTGACGGTCTGATCGGTAGAGACCACTGTGGCCTTGGGCAGGTAGATGGGATTAGCCATTACCGTATTGCTGGAAGTGGTGCCTCCAGCCAACTCGAACACATAGCCCCGATCCATCAGATCGAGGATGTCTTCGTCGGAGCGTCCAACGGCTTCCTTCCACGACAGCACGCCACGCAGGCGCTTGCCGTTAAGGGCCTTCTTGGGACGCACCGCCGTCCGTCGCTTGAACTGCATTGTTTCTCCTTGATTGGCGGTTGGCGGAGCGCCTTAGTTGGCGTCCGTTGAAACAAGGGGTAGCCCCGACTCGCGGAGCACATCCACCCCACCATCTTGAGGCAGCGCACCAGCGGGAATGCGAGCCACAACACCTTCGATCTCGATATCGCCGCCCAAATCTCCGATCGATTCCTTCATCTTGGCCAGTCGCCGCTCCTCCATGGCACGATCGGTCTCTACCATACCCTTGATCTCGGACGCATCGGTCAGACCAAGAATCCGAGCCTGCTGATGGTAGTGCCGCAACTCCACCGGATCCTCGACCCCGGCTTCACGCAGCGCGGTGGTCAGATTAACTGCATCTGTAAACCGGTTGAGACTACTCTTGAGCCCCGCATTCTCTTCACGCAGCTCTTCAATAGTCTTGCCGTCCTCAGCCTTGGCCTGCTGACTAATCTGATCCACTAGCTGAGGGGCCGCCTCGCGCAAAGTCTCGATGGTCAGGTCGGCCGTACCGTCGATGGTCTCGGTCTCGAGAGTTTCCATTTCCCTCAGTGCTTCTAGACGGTCCTCGTCGGAGTCGGCCTCACGCACGCGCTTTGCCGCCTCCCTCATCTTGGCCTGGTATTCCAGTGCCTTCATGGGTTCTGGCTCCTTCTGTGTTCGGTTGCGGAGCGCACGTGCGCTCTCCATTACCTGGCGGAGAAATCCCCCACCGGCTCCTGCTGTGGTGACAATGTCACCAGAATAAGGACGAATCATGTCTACCATCCGTCCTTGGCTACCATCGGGCCGAGGTCCATTATCTCCGGCCGACAGGCCCAACAAACTGATGCCACAAATGGGCTGTGGCGCCTGGCTGCGAGCTGCCGCCTCCGCCAGTGTAACCACCCATCCATAGCGAGGATGATTCTCGTCTAGTGTTAGCGGTACAAAAATTCCTTCGGCATATGCCTTACCACTAGACGACTCCTTAAAAGTTACATCATGGTAGGTCCCTACCAGCTCCTTTACGTCTCGCTCCGGTCGGGTTTCTTCTTCTTCCTCAGTCGGATGATTAGCATAAGCCTGCATGCCCTCGCAAACACCCGACTCGCACATCTCCTTAATGGCATCGGCGGTATACCATTGGTCATCCTCGTTATTGCCTTTGCCTTCGCGAATTAAAGCCACACGGTAGCCTTCATTGCCGCTCGAAGTCTTGACCCTGATTGGCGTAGAGAAGGCCGGAGTCATAGAAGCAGGCTTGGCCTCACGCAACCGAGCGAAGGTCTGGAATTCCTCTTCGAGCGCATCCAGCCGTAGCAACATGCCTTCCTCTGATTCCTTGTTCTTCAACCAAGGTGGCTTGTCATCGTCTTCCTTGTCGCCTTTGCCGTCTCCGTTTTTGGAGTCTCCGTTTTTGGAGTCCTTCTTGTCCTTGCCGAACGGAGCGGCTTTGTTCTTTCCGAAGTTAGCCACTCCAGCTTCCTTAGAACTCTTCCAATCATCTGGCAGCGAGTCAGACTTGCCCAATGCGCGAGCGCGCTTCATGATATGAGCTTTGACTGCTGGAGTCGGATTGCGTCCATAAGAAGCCACAGCGCGACGTAGAGCATCAGCATCCGGGATTGGATAAGAACCGTCGTCCATTGCCACACCCGACGCTGCATACTTCTTGCGCACATCGGATGAGAAGGTGCGTGGCGCTTCCTGCATCCATTCCCAGGCAGGGTGGGTAGCTTCACGCAACTCCTGCCACTCGGGATCGTCAGAGTAGACCCAATAGGGACCGCAGGTAGACTCCTTCACCAATGCTCCCGCACCCTTGCAACGCGGACATAAGTCAGCACCCTTGATGCCAGTACCACCACAACTAGGGCACATCTGAACGCTGATGTCCTCGGGATCCTCGTTATCAGGAATGCCATCAGCATCTGGATCACTGGCGCTGGCACCTCGTTCTAGATATCCAGCACTAGATCCGGCAGCGGCTTCCCGCATCCATCTCCACATTGGGTCTCCTTGTCTCTATCTGATCCCGGTGCCCTCACAAGTTGAGCACGGGAGAAGGCCGGAGCCTTGTTGGCCACTACCACCGCAGGCCCAGCAATCACGGGCTCCTAGCCGGATAGTGATGTAACGCAAGGCTCGAGTGCGAATCACTTGGCCTTGAAGGTCTTGAGGATCAATTTCCTCAACTGCACAAAAGTTATCCAGATGACTGACCACGCGCTGAGCAATCTCTTGGATCTCTGGAGTTTCGAGCAATGCGGCTAGTCGCTCGGTACGACCAACCACCCAACCCATTGGATTACGGATCTCGGCCGTGACGCGCGCATCACTTTTTTGTGGAGCAAGTGGTGTCAATGGTTCTCCCGATTTCAAGAAGTGGGGGGTGGCCACAGGAATGCCCTCCGGTGGCCACCGCTGTCTCGTCCCTAGCCTGGAACGACGACGGTAATGCGTCCGCCGATGCAACGCACTTCAACTCTACCCTGCCGAATATGTCGCCGCAGAGTGTCCAGGCTTTCTCCCGACCGATCCTGGTAGCCATCGATGGCATTGAGTACGTAACGCAAGATACGCGCATACTCAACCACCTCAACCACTCGCTTGGCGATCTGTGGCTTGTGGGCATTGAGTGCACCCAAGGCATTAGAGATTGTGTAGCCCTGTGACACCGTACCCGCCGGATCTTTGGTCCCAGGCGGAAATCCGCTAGCGGTCATAGGACCTTCTCTTCTTGCGATCGGCCACGTCCTGGCGCTTCTGTTGATCAGCTACTTGGCGCTCCAGGTCGTTTTCCGCCGATTCGCGCATGCGCCGAGCGGCCTCGGTATTCCGACGCCCACGCAATCCGTCGGCTGATTCTCGGATATGTCCCCGGATATCAGTCATCGAGCACACTAGCCTCGTCTTCTCGGGTATCATTGACCCAGGCGATACCCCGGCTACCATCTGGATCTTCTGCACGTAGCTCCAACGCCGCGCGAGCGAGCTTCATGGCCGTCACAGTAAAGACCTGCTCGCCTGGGATGGTCTCACAGGCCGAGTTAGCAATGGCGATGACTTGAAGCTCATATTCGGTGGTCATCTGTCCATGTGCATCACGAATCTCGATCTCGCTGTCCGGCAGTGCTGAAAGCCGGGCTACTGCACCACAACAGTTGGATGTCAGCTGTCGATGCTGGTGGGTATTACGCACCCCTGCCTTCTCAATCACCTTCTTCTGATATTGCCGGAAGGGGCGGGCCTGGTCCCGATTCTGCTTGGCTGCCTTCTGTTCTTCAGACAGAGCACTACCAGGTAGCATCTCTCCTCGGAACTCTTCAAGAATCCCATCCGGAATCGTTGCCGGTTCGGCCGCTGAGTCATCGGTTACCGGGATGGACGGCTTTGGCCTACGTGCTGCTGTCGTTGCCATTTTGCTTCTTCCTCCTCGTTAGTGTTATGAGACGAAGTAAATGGAAGACGGCCTAGGGGGCACTAGGCCGTCTCCCGTGCGAGGCGCTGGCCCGGGAGTTTAGCCGCGTCACTCGCCCCGGATCGCAGCTAGCGTGGGTTCAGCGCGATCCGAAGTCTAAATCGATATGTCGAGTCGCACTAGAGCTGGCACTCTGTACCACTTGCTGCTGATGCAGTTCGTGTACCTTGCGCTCATGCTCTATCCAGCGTGGCCAGAGCTTAATCCGTGCCCACACATAAGCAGGCGCCCCAATGATCACACTGGCGGTAATATTCTGTCCGATACCGTTATCTAATAAGAAGTGGATCACGGAGCCGCCTTGATGCGCTGACAAATACTGTCAGATAATTGCTTGGCCACTGGTCCTGGATGAAGCTCAGCTAATTGCGCGATGTCTTGTTCAAGCTGATTTATGTCCAATGTCATGAGTGCCCGATTGTACTCAGCATCATGATGCGCATCACTTGCCGACAAATCGGCTAGAGAAGCACATGCTTGCCCGAAATCAGTGGCCGCATTAGCGTAAAGGCTAAGTAATGCCACAAAGGCAACCGAAGCAAACAACGCATGAGTAAACGGCACACCACTAAGATAAAGCACACCAAGGGTAAGCCAACAAGCCGATCGAAAAAGCCCAGTGATAACCAGGATCAGCGCACGACGACGCTGATTGATAAGATGAGTGTGGCCGTGCAGACCCTGATGGTGAACTCGCGCCCAGAAGCGAAGCGCCAGACGGTACATCTCTAACCTTCGACAGCGCCTACATAAATAGTGCCGGAGCTGGACACCAGTGTGATTGGTCCTGTATATTCAAGTTCGAGCGGCGGCTGCGACGGACTCAAAGCAAAGTGGAAATTGGTGGCCGTAGGCGGTCCACCAGATCCCAACCAACCATACACCACAGCTGTACTAGTAGAGGTATCGATGCTTAGTCGGATAAATTGGCGTTTGTAATAAGCCGGAATAGTAACGCCACCAGGTGTTGTGGCCGCCCAAACTTTAGTATTGGGTCCAAGTGAAGACCAGGGGTCACCTAGCGTCTTCAGCTTATCGATACTCAGCTGTCTTTTATGCCAACTCACATGATCTCCTTAACCGAGATAAGCTGCTTCAGCTAGCATGTCCGACAACGCTTGTAGTTGTCTGTCTGCCAACGTATCAGCGAGCGCTTGCTGGTCTGCGCTCAAATTGGGCACATAATCCGCTGGAAGCGGAACCGGCCAGATGTCCCAGGTACACCGACACCCGACACTGCACTCAGTGTCCCCCGCGCCCGGCGAGGTGGGCCACTGTCCGAGTGCCATGGCTGGGAATCCCGACAAAAGCTCGCAATCGGGACAAACATGTGTATCGCCCACCGAAGTCCAGGCATAAAGGAATTGACCGTCTGCGTCTGCCGCTTCAGCATATCCGGCCTGCTCTCCGGCCCAACCGACACTGGCACCGGCATCCAACCGATAAGCATTGGTATCCACCCAGCTGGACAAAGCCCCATCAAGACTTCCTGTATCAGCCACTTCTGGAGCGACACCTTGTAAAAGTTGAGCAAGCTCTGCCGCCATGTGGTTGAGCCCTCGGTAAGATGGGGCCAAAGCCACCGCTCGGCGCATGGCGTCTGGATAAGCGGGTGGACGATATTTATAGCTACGACGTGCCGTCATCAGTGCCGCTCCAACCAAACCCGCTGTCGCCATAGCGTGGGGCAGAGTGGGTTCTGTGTCTGGGTCGTCATCTGGCACATAGGCATTGACACCATCCTGCCAAGCTAGATCGTAGACCCGTCGCAGTAGACGTTTTTGCTTATCTACAAACCGGAGGATCGCGGCTGATTCAAGCATTGTTCTTCTAATACAGCAATTCGACGTGACAACTCTGGTACATGAGATTCAGGGTGGTCGTGCAACTTACCTTCCTCACCCTGAGCAGCAAACCTTCTTCCGTACTCAGTCCAGAAGCGCGTAGAGCAATAAGAAGTAATCATAACGGCAATGAAGATAGTTACTGCCTGAACTGACCAACCATGCTTGATGACAAATCCTGCGGCTGTCAAAGTTACAAAGGCGTTGGCTATATCACCAACTGCCCCACACCACCCAGCTAGGTTGCCCCGGCCTTTGGCTTGAAAGATGGTTAACATAGTTACTACACTATCACGAAAGGCCATGGCCACAATGGCTAGGAGAATATTAAACATTGGCGCTATCAGCCAGACCTTGGACTTGACGTACCTGAATGTCTACAGCATGCCATTTACTCACTTCAGGGTGGCGCTCTAACATCTCGTAGACAGCCTCCCGAACGTCTACCGCCAGAATGGTCTCTGACTGAGAGGTCTCGCCTCGTAAGACAGGGTGACGAAGCGTTACCTGACAAGGTGTCAATTTCATCTCAGTCTCCTGTAAAGAGATCTGGCAACCAGTAGCGCCGGTCTGGCCAGTCGTGATAAACCAGCGCCACACCAACACTAAACACCATTGGACCCAGTGGATTGGGTAGCACTAAGCCCGCCGTTATCAATAGCGCGCCGGTGAGTCCGTGGTGTATGTGATGGTGCCGAACATATATACGACGCCCATCGGGATGAGGTAGCACCTCGATTAGAGGCACATCAAATTCTTCCGCTTGGTCGCCAACTCCTCGCTAAAGAGTTGAGGTTTAGGTTGGGGTTCCGGCTTGTAGTCCTTGCTGATAGCCTTGTAACGCTTGTATAGCTCCTCGTCACTCATCTTCATACAAGTGAACTCAAACTTCTTCTTGATGTCTTCGTCAGTCACCTTGAAGACCGCTTCAGACACGACGTTCTCAATTGACACTCGGTAGCGCTGGCGCGGTAGCGCCGGTCCTTCTCTCTCTGTACGAATAATCTCGAAGAGGTCTATTCCGTCAGTTATGTAGGCCCCGACCTGTAATACCCATTCGTCTGCCATGGCCTTCTCTCCTTACAGGCAGTGTTCGAATCTCATCTAGCTGGCAACGCATTCGCCAGCGGCGAATCATCCATTGAAAGAGACGAGCGATTCCGTTGCGCTCCATAAAACCCCCTAGGGTATACTACCCACTGGCGCGATCAAGTTAGCGTTTCGATAGTTCAAAGCTGAAGCAGGTGGCATTCGAGTGGCGAATGATATGGGTGCCGGTTCCTTGTATGCAACCCCAGATATTGCGACCGCGAACATACAATTAGTCAGAGGAGTCCAAGCAAGAGCATGTAGTGCAGTGTCTTCATATTTCAAGAAGCGTCTGGTCAGATCCTGCTGATACTTAGTTTGTTTGGACGACGGCTTCTGGACGCGTGCCGCCGTAAAAAAGAGATTATCTATCTGGTACTGAGTCGCATGTGCCGTATTAGAAGTTGCACGCTGAATGTTCAGTCGAATACATCCCTCCAGTAACTGCCGATGTAAGCGCGCTTCATTGTTATACGTCCTGTTAAGCGCTATATTGGCAGTTATGACAGCATGATTCACCTTAATAAGAGTCTGATGATCCTTGAGCCCCTGCCAACCTAGACTCACTATAGCCAAAGCTTCTATCCCAGCCAAGAAAATCAATAATATCAGAACAGCGTAACGAATACGATCAGCTTTGCGTCTGCCCTTAGGTTGAGTCAGAAATGCTCGAATACCGCGCTTAGTTTTCCGCCGATCTGTCATCGATAATACAAGACTAATAGAGCGAAAGCCCCTAACAACCAGGCCATCCACCCCACTACTATAGCCGTACCTAACGCTCGCTTACCAGTGGGACTCATTTCTTTAATTCTTCCGATCGCCGTTCGATGGTGCGTTCTAGCACCTTCTCTTCTTCCTTGGCCGCTTTGAACAGATCTGCCGCGAACTTTAGAATGTCGGTCGAAGTCGCCACCGCCCCCAGCACAAACAGCAACACCGGCTCTAGGTGGTCTGTCACCATCGCCCATATCAGACCCCCGCCCCCCACTCCATACCGCATAATCCGTCGCAGCCAAAATAGGAGGCGCTGCTCGCCTCGTGAGGGCATCCATTCCCCATTCATGGTCATCCATCTGCAAGAAGGGCATTATGAATCCGGTCCCGATCCCTCATTGTTCACCTTTAGCACTGTCTGCTAGTTCCCGAAGATTGGTTTGAGCTTCCTTTCGGTATCGATCCGCTGCCGCCTGATACTCAGGGTCATCTGGTCGCTTACGTGGCCCATGTGTCTCCCGCATCAACTCCACCAGGAGACTATGAGGAATTGCGTAGACCGGCTCCGACTCATGAATGCGAGTATGTTCGGTTCTAATATCCTTCCTGCCCGCCGAAGTGTTGGGATTTTCGTTGTTAGGTGCACCCAATCGCGAATTACCGTTATTGTGCGATCCTCCACCTGCGACCGTACGTCCGGTACCATCCTGACTACCCGGGGCTGGGAGTTTGCCACCCGAGATAGGTCCACCAGCGCCACCACCCCCGCCGGTGGCAGGTACTGTGGTACCGTCGCCCACCGGCATTTGTAGACCAGGCGGCTGATCTTCTACTGTCTCAGAGGGAGACAAGGTCGGGTCAAGCTTGAGCGCCTGGCGCTTGGTAGCCAGAATGGATGGACGCCGAACCTTGCCATCACCCTGCTTGGGTGTATGGCTCTTGAAAGGCTTGCCGTCCGGACCGAGCAACCCAGTATCGTTCTCATCGTGCTCTTCGGCCGGAAACTCTTTCGCAATGAGCTTCTGTTCGGTGGCAAAGTCATAGGTGGTAATACCCATTTCTTTGGCCGCCAATGTGGCTGCTGTCTGTTTGGAGAGCCATTCCATGGCTTCCATAGTACCGAGGTCATCAAGCTTTTGGCCACGATCCTCCTGGGCAATGCTGGGAAAGGTTGTCTCAAGTTCGGCATCGGAAATTCCAGCTGTCAGCATCACGCGATTGAAAGAATCGTCGATCATGCCCTCCAGGGTTCCCTGGAGTTCCACTAACGACTTAGCGCCGGGCTCGGTAGCAACCAACGCTCCGGCACGCGTGTTCTGTAGACCGAATCCAAGCCAATCCTTGGGCAGACCGGCACTAAGCGAGACCATAGTAACCAGCGCATCAAGCACCGGGTCGCCTCGACTCGCCCGCGCTCCTGGCATCGTGGGCGCGACTGCAGCAAGCGTAGAGGCTGTATTATGCCCAAACACCGTACCTGGCTGAGGGGCTCGACCGCCAGGGAATAGAGCATTTCGAACTGCCTGTACCGCCGACGCATTACCAGCTACTGTTAGGTCCCAACAGATTCGAGACAGCATGTCTGCCTGAATCACATGAGCGGTCAAGTAATCGCGCAGGCGTTTAATCCATCCGAGCGCCGGGAAGAGATCCGACCGACCACGCCGCTCGTATCCCGAGCAGTTGGCCTTATAATGATCAATCTCTTGGGGCAGAATTTGTCGAATAATATAGCGGACGATCGAGCCCGGTTGAGTAGCACCGGTAGGAGCCTGTATGCCGGTCGGTGGCGTAACCGTTTGTGGTGCATAAAGCTGATAAGCGGTCTGAAACTGCTGATGATAAGCGAAGACTGTCTCAATGTCTTCGGGATCAGTGATCAGATCATAGATGGTCGCTGGGTCCAGCGCACGGATAGTAAGCTTCGGCCCCTTCCTGAAGTAACGAAGGAAAAGCTCACCGCCCCAACAATAATCGCGCGCAAGCATGTCACAGCGCGCATCCATCTTGTTGCGCGTCCAAAACTCATCAAAGACCTGTTGTGCCTTATCGTAGCTCTGGCCCCTCTTAGGTCCTCGGGAATATGTAACCTTGCGTTCGATACCCGGACCCAGCGCAAACTCGGCCTTCATATGAACGCAGCGCCAACTGACTGGATCGTGGTTATAAGCTTCAAAAGCCTTGGCCGACATTTGCCAATAGTCCTGCCAATAAAGCTGGCGCGTGACTGGTCCCGGCCAGAGTGGCAAATATTGCGAATAAACTCCGCCGGTGGTTAGCTGATCCTGTCCGTAGGCAAAGGGATCGGGATTACCGTACCACTCTTTGAGTGGCTGCCATCCAGCAGCTTCCCGCATCTTCTGTATGTTATCATCACCCAAAACAGAGACGCGCTTAAGTGTATTCTCTCTAACTCGACCAGTCTTTTTATCGCGCTTGGCCGTTATAAAGGTAGCAGCTGAAATCTTGGCATCCCAGCTATCTGCTATCCACTCGCCGTTGATTTTAGTGCCTGCTGTCTCAGGCCAACTAAGATCCATGTCCCAGTCATTAGCATAAGGATTTGCGCCTTCAATTACCCATCCGGCTCCCGCACCGGACGCCATCGCATCTTCGAGCGCAACTTCCTTATATTTGCCCCAAAACTCCGCCCGCTCTTCGTCGGTAAGAAGAGAGTTGTCCATCTAGGTTACCGACTCAATCACCAGGAGATTCAGTATACCTGTGCCAGCTGCCGGATTACCCGCGCTTACGTGTTCCCAACCTATAGGATAAATCTCGGCTCCATCAGGGATATCCAAAGTACGAGTGCCATCTACGTAATCTGGGTGATCTTCTACTCGCTCGCCATCGCCCACTTCAAGGTCCTTGTTGAGACCTCTGATGACATGTGCGGGCGAAATAGGAACCTGATAAAAAGAAAGTCGCTTAGCCATATATCCTCCCGTCTGTCACCAAACACCATGTTTCTTGAGGTACCGGCGATGGGCTTTACCCCGACGAATCCAGCCGATCCCCGCCATAAACCTGATCAACCTCATGTCTATCCCCCATATTCAGATCCTGAGTAACTACCCACCGGTGTAGCCACCGCTACTTCTGTCTCTATCGCCACCGCTGTATTGGGCGGATAGATCCGGCTGAGCCCATATCCAGCCGAATCGAGTGGATGTTCGTATAGTCCGTCCTTGGCGTAGGTATCCTCTCTGATCTTGGTTCCCCCTGGCCCAGCCCGGGTCTTCCATTCAGCCTTCTCTAACGCATCAGCCAGACCGGGGCAATCTTGACTGAGCCAGAAATGATTGCGCTTAAGTTTATTCTTGATAATCTCTACCCGCTGAGCTGGCGAAACCTTATTACTCGAATCATCCACCAACAGACCACATTCTTTAAGTACATCAATGTCAGTCTGTAAAGTCTGAGGATTACGCGCCACTCCGGCGGGGTCGGGATAAACCATAATTTCTGAAGGATCGAGTCCATGATGACGCATCAAATCGGCCATAGCGGTACCCAAGTCCTCTACCGTGCCATTCTCTACATGGACCTCATCGAAGATGAAAGCCATCGGTCCCTGAACTTCGATCAGATGTCCATAGGCATGACTCACGCCCATGTCGCAGCACCCAATGACCTCATAATTGGAACCGGGGTGTCGCGAGGCATCTAACACATGAGAGTAACGATCAAACTCGTCAAAGACCTGCTCAGCTGCTCCCTGGAAGGCTTCGGTTGGTGTAGCAGGATATTCCTGCTTCATCTTCTTCTCGCCTAGATTGCGCTTAGTGGCTTCGTACCACGCCTGGGTACGGCCGGGGCGGGCCGACCACGGGATAAATACCGGCCGAAACGTTCCCTCGATCCCCCGATCGCCTACGATCTGTCCGGTGTGCCAGCGGTCGGCATTGTTCTGCCAATAATCGTAGAAAGTCCCGGAGAAGCCAAGGGCAGTGGAGACAATGATCATGCGGCCGGAGTCCGCCATAGTCGGTGTGATGGCTGCCACCAGACTGGCCGCCATGGTGATCTTGGCCAACTCGTGGATGATAACCAAAGTGGCGGTGTAGGAAGTACCAGCATGTTCAGTGGACGGAAGGCTGATGATCCTGGAGTCCATGTCTGGAAACTCGAGATGTTCAGTCGTATCCGGCGCGTGTGAGTCCTGAGCTTCTACTCCGGTCCGACGCTTGAGTTCAGGCGGCAGCCGCTTGTGCATATAGCGGATGCGGCGCATCTCCTCCTTGGACTCACGCTGGCCCTGAGACAGAATAATGACAGTCTGTCCCTGGTTGCAACTGGTCAACCAGAGCGCATAGGCATCGGCAGACCAGGAGATACCCAGCTGCCGCGCCTTGAGCACCAACGTGAGGTCTTCCTCATCAAAACACTGGACCACTTCAGACTGAAAGCCCCACTTACCGGTAATCCGGAAACGCTCCTGACGACCACCCTTGCCCCGGATATAGCAATGTCGGTCGATAAAGATGCAAGGATCTAGGCTCGCCGCCGCCAGCTGCTCGGTGGTTAGCGGCTTGTGCTCTATCCCCGCGATTTCGGCACGGCTACCCGAATGCCCCGCCATCTTATACTGTGGGGCTTTTGGTGATTGTCGGCGCGCCGGAGTAGGAGGTGCCGAATTTCATATACCAGCCTGCGGGAAGCAAGAAGGTACCTGCCTGCGCGCCAAGATCCAGAGTTGTGGTGAAGTTATCAGGGCTAATCAGCAGGTTACCAGTTAGTGTGCCGCCTGTCGAAGTAATCAATTCATCAAAACCATCTGGATTCTGATAGGCAACGCCGGAGCCGGGGGGTGTGACCGATGTGGGTAAGACGAATGGTGAACCAGTTGCTCGGCGGCCTGCGATCCGAACAATTTTGATCATCCCGTATTGAGCGCTCGAGAATTGATAATCGTTGCCCGCACTTGACGTCCACAGCGAGGAGTCACCGTCCGCAAGGATCGTCTTGCTGTTAGTGCCACCCGTGTGGAAATTCGCGTTTGCAATCCATAGGTTCATTGCGGTCCAGCTGCCGACGCTGCCGTTTGTTGCGCGCATGCCGTGAACAGGGCCGACGAAGAACGAAGAGGCGTTCACGCCATCATGAATGACCTTGAGGGTGTTGTTTGTCGCAGCGCCAGTAATGCCGCTCGCATCAATCGATACTGGACCAATATTTCTCCGAGTGGTCTGCCCGCTAGTGCTGCTCATCCGTAGCACTTCATGGACGATCCCGGAGTTGGCGGTCCCGAGCATGCCCGCCCAGTCCATCGCGATCGCGTCAACTTCAAGCACGCCGCGTGGGTCAGCCGTCCAAAGGTTGTTGTAGATGAAGATGTGGCCAGTGGCTGCCGCCTGCGCCATCGCGGAACAGCCAATCTTATAGGTGCCGATGATCTTGACTCGGCGGACATACATCTGGTCAACACTGAGGAACATGGCGGTGCTGTTCGTCCAGTCCGCAAGCGCTGTTTCACACTGCGACTGGCAGTTGTCCATCACAAACTCACCGAAGGCGAAGTTGCCGGTCGAGTCGCCACCGACCGCATAGTCCTTGCTTGTGCCACCAATTGTGCCCTTGTCTACATTCCGCGTAATGGCGACGGTATTTTGAAATGTGTTCTTCTGCGCCGTGACACTGCGCGGCGGATGGAAGTTGCGGGCGTAGAACATAGCGTTCTTTGCGTCGATGATGGTGCCGGTAACGACAGCGGTCATCATTCCATCAATCTCGACACCCACATCACCTGAATTTGCGCCACGGACACGAACTTCGCAGTAGTCACCCCAGCCGACCGAGCCGATCTGAACATTCGCGCCGCCGCTCGATCCCGACGAAGGTATCACGCCTGTATCGTGATCAATGTCGATATAAATCTGGTCGTGATAGACCTCGACGCCAGCGTTCGTCGCACCACTTACGCCGGTTCCGATAACCGCAGCGCCTACGTCGCCGCCGCGCATATAGCCCTTACAGTAGATATTCCGAAGGTGCGTCTGTGTCTCGCCCGATCCGAGATGCTTACCAGCTAATGCAAAACATTCGGTTACGGTCGCACCCCCACCGACCGGCACATTGATCCACTTACAATCGAAATTGATGCGGTCAAAATTCTGGCGATTGCTCCAGTTTCCCGCTGAGAGGTTTCCGACAACACTCTCGCTATGCCCACTGACCTGATTGTTGGCGTCGAGGATCAAGTTGCACTTAATGTCCGCCCAATTCCCATAATCACCGCCCGCATTACCATTAGGGGCTGTGCGCGTGAAGTCGATCATGTGCTGCGAGCCCCAGTTAGACTGAAGCGTTGCGCCGTTACCTTCGATTGTCAGTGCCGAGCCGGGTGCGATCGATAAGAAACCTGTGTCGAGACTATAGATGCGGCCGTGACGAAATTTAAGTGTTCCATTAAGTAGTTGAGCTGCTGCAACAGCAGCATTAATTGCGGCTGTTTTGCTTGCATAGATCGCGTTATCATAGTAGGAGTCTAAAGTGATCAACCAGTTAACGGAGCTACCGCCCGCACCACCTATTGTTCCATCAGACCCCAATTCGGCCAAACGATGCTTGGTCATTAGCTCACCACTAACACATCAGAAGATACAAACCGAACTCCCTTGATGGCGTGCACCACTTGAGGAGTGTTAGCGATAGCAAACAGCGCGGTGTCTATTGCCAATTTGGCTACAATTAGTGGATCGGTAGCTTGCCACTCAAACCCCGTGCTGGTAGTTACTGTGCCTGCATCTATCCCAGCCGGAATGCCGACATCTAACCAAACGCTGGCGGTTCCAGTGGCATTGCGTAGAGTCCAGATGCCCGGTCCCTGAGCTAGCAGCACAGCGGTGCTCCCCACCTGAGTTTGCACTACTGCACCACGTAATATACGCCCACTGGGTCTATGTAGAGATCGGCACGCTCTCCCGATCCCATGTCTCCGTCTAGTGTGAAGTAAGGGCTAATCGCATCCACCCCCCATGCACCAGTGGTTACCGCTGGTAAATAATCAAGCCCAGTACCAGCGTCATTAGACGTACTGTTATAAAGCGAATCTGGCACAGCCGTCCATTGCTGCCAGTCGGTGGGACGATTAGCCAGCAGCCATCGACAGATAACCAAAGGTAAAAAGAGGATATCCCCGGCTTGCACAATGAGTAGCTGATCATAACCAGATGCCACCAAAAGCCAAGACACCGACTGAACCCGCAAACATCGAATCCAAGCGAAATTCGTTACCGGCGACTCCTTGACTCCCCACTGTACTTCTGGCAATGGCCGGTCTATTGCAACCGATATGGGTTCTTTGGGAATCGCAGGAGCCAGAGGACGGGGATCAACTAATAGTTCGTCCTTAACCGGATGTGCCCACACCGCATCCTGAGCGGACTCGTGGCGATAGTTAATATGCTGACCCTGGAAGAGTGCCGATATATATCTGGGCGGATGACAGGTGGCGACAGTATCCGCGCCACAATCGATCTGATGCTCCATCAGTCAGATAGCACTGGGTTGAGTTCAAGCCACGCTTTCTCCATCGCGGCGCGAGCCCTTAGCATGTCGGCATCAAGGAGCTTCTGCTCCTCTTCGTCAAACATGTCCCGAGGAGCGTTCAGGTAAACAGCGTAAGCTTCAGTCAACTGACCTACATTAACCGCAAACTCAGGCTGCTTCGCCGTCCACGACTTCGGCGTCGTCTTCGATGACCTCTGGAAGATCCTCTTCAGCTTCGCCCGCCAGTAGCGCACGTGCCGCCTCCCGTCTCTGGGCTGCCGAGATATCGATGGGTTGGCGTCCATCGGTAAGTGACAAGACGACCTCTCCCCCGACCACATGGTTGTGCTGGTGCTCTACCTGTACGTTCTCACGATAGATGTGCGGACGCCGAGCTTTGAGCATGAACATCATGAGCTGATCAGATCCCTCGGCCGCACGACGCACGCAAATCTGCTCAAGCACATCAGTGCTGGACTCAATGACTTCCTGCCAGCGTTCAGCAAATTCGGGGTCTTGTTCACGATGCCGATAGGCAGTAGGTCGGTGAATACCCACGACCTTACAAGCCTCAGAGACCAGGTTGGTCGTCTTCAGCACATCTAAGAATTGTTCTTTCCAACCCTCTGGCAGAGGGCGCCCTGCGGCAGAATTAATCAGCGGCATCTTTTGACATCTCCTGAAGTGCTCTGATCCATGCCGAAAATTCTTGTGTCGGTTTCTTTAGTTGTGCACGCTTGGCACGCTTGCGGCAGGCGTCACTGTGAAAGCGCCGACGACGTCCCGGTCGTTGTGGCTGCTCGATAACCACTGTACACCCCGGCCCCTCACAAGTGGTACGGATCGTTTTGTACGTAACCCCGATCCGAAGAACGCCGTCAGGCAGTTCCTCCGGGAGCCCTCTTTTAGCTGGCTCTGATCTTGATGGCTTGGTTCCCAGTGTGACGCTCCCAGCGATCCACAATCACGTCACAATATCCGGTATCAAGCTCCATCACCACCGCGCGCCGCCGGACGTTATGAGCGGCGATCAAAGTAGCCCCAGAACCAGCAAAAGGATCGTAGACCAAACCATTGCGCGGTACCGAATTTACTAGACACTTTTCTACCAACGTGATCGGCCGGGCGGTCGGATGAAGCTCGGTAACGCTACTGGGTGGACGCTCAACTTCAAACACCCCATCAGCATCTTGAGGTCCATACCACTCAGGCTCTTTGCGTGTAGCCGACCCGTAGACGATCGGCTCATGTCTCATGTTGTAATGATGGTGTCCCTGGCTATAAGCCGACTCTTTGAGCCAGACCAGCTGTTGTCGAATATGCCATCCTTGATTTTTGAAGCAATTAAGGAAGACCACCGAGTTAGGTCCGCTAGGTATCAGCATATAGATGGCCGCATTCTCAGTCAGAACCTTGCCAGCCTGAGTAAAAGCCCCGTCAAGTAGTGATTTAAGACTGTTGGTAGTATTACGGACAGATTCGGGATCGGCGTTCTCGCCTCGGGCTGAATTGTCTATCGGACCCAGGAAAGGAGGGTCGGTCCACAGACAAATTGCCTGTTCACCACCCATAAGTGCCGTCACATCATGTTCAACTGACGCATCACCACAGAGCAGACGATGCATTCCCATCACATAGAGATCACCGCGCCGAGTCTGCGGCTCTTCTGGAACCTCAGATGGGTCGGTGTCTCCCCCGATCTTAGTTACTAGAGATGCTTGAAGCTTGTC